AATGTGTCCCTTATATGCATGCAAAAAGTACTAAAACTCAATAGTCCAATCAAAATGGATAGCAAAAAAAGAAAGAAAAGCAGAGTTGGTTAAAAGATTCTTGGATTCAATTCCGCAACTACCAGATGTTCCAGCAAGCGCAATAGCAGTACAGCCAGCAGTTCCATTAGTTACAGAACAAGTACAGGAATCTTCACCACCACAGTAACCCATGCCCCTTGCAACAGAACGCGTTGGTCGTTTTGGTGAATATCTCACAGCAGCAATCCTCTCTCAAGTTTCTGACACAGTAACCATCGTTCCACACAATGCATCCGCAGATATCATCTTTGAACACAACTTAAAGCTGTATAAGTGCCAGGTCAAAACCCAATCACAAATAGAAGAACACAGAGAGAATTGGCGGTTTGATATGCGTAAAGGGCAAAGAGTTGCGCATAGAAAATACAAAGATAATGAGATAGATGTGTTTGCTTTTGTTTCTGTAACCCACCGAAATGTGGTTTTCTCTAAACCTATTGATAAGGGCCAACTCACCATCATTGATGAACACATGAAAAACAATGATGCTGTCAAGAACATTCAAGACATACTTAAAGATTTGCAATAAAAAACAAAACCCCTTAAACTACGCTAATACACTATAGGGAGATAGTATGACACTTAACGAATTATTTGATTTATACACAAAAGATTTAAACAGGCGTGGTGCTAAGACTGTTAAACGCATTAAACAGTTTTACGACAACGACATCCGATTAGCCATTGGCGATAGAGAGATAAACAGCATCATCAGAGGTGACATAGCACAGCTACACTTCGATGTGTCTGAGAGATCTCCTTATACCTCCAACAAATGTCTCTCTATCCTCAAGGCTATGTTTAACTTGGCTATTACTTTTAGCTACATAGAAAACAACCCGGCATTAAATATTGGTAAGAATCGTGAGATTAAACGCAAACGCTATTTGACCAACGAGGAGCTGATCGCCATAACCGAGCAGCTTGATCGTTTGAGCCATAAGGCGAGATACAAGCAAGGTTGCAACTTTTTATGGATGCTAATTTATACTGGTGCGCGTGTGGGTGAGATTAGAAACGCTAGGTGGTCTGATATTAAAGGCAATGCGTTGGTGATTAAAGATCATAAGACCGATCATTCAGGCGATGATCGTATTATCTTTATTACTCCCGGGGTGCAAAAGATATTAGACAAGTGTGAGCGCGTGGGGGAGAGAATTTTTGACATAGATTCACCCAGATATGTATGGGATGTCATACGCAAAGAGGTTGGGTGCGAGGATGCTAGGCTGCATGACATCAGACACTCGTATGCCTCATGGTCATTAGAGAAAGTTAACTTATCAGAGGTTGGTAATCTATTGGGCCACTCAGATGTAGCGACCACTCAAAGATATGCACATATCCATAAAGAGAAAGCGATAGGCAACGCTAATGTTGTGAGCCAACACATTCATAGCATCGTAGCTAATAGATAGTTATAAGTTATTAATATCTATACAAACATCATCCTTATTAGCGGTGTGAATACCTAGTTTTAATAGGTATTCAGCAACGCTATGTGGATCTTTATTTGCTGTACGACAAAATTTAATAAAGTCAGACACTAAAACACTATCCATATAGACAGGTTTTCTACCATTTCTTTCTTCAAGAATTGGATCGTCAAAGTCTGCTAAATTCATATTCATACTCCTAGACCTTTACCTCTTTGGTGTATTTGCCTATTTTATTACCCTCTCCGTCTACTCCATGTACGAGTTGCAGTTCCAGGTCAATGTGATGTTTTGCTTTTAGCAAGTCTTCAACTTTATTTACTTTTTCTCTAGTAATAAGTTTTACAACATTACCTATACAAAACGACAAATTGTTAGCATATATATATTCAACTGGTTGGATTCCATTACGCTTGTAATGTTGTCCACCTACTTGTTTATTAATAGCCAAACTGTCGATTGCTTGATCCCATTCTTGGGGTGTCAAATTATCTATACTCATATTTCATCTCCAAATTAATAAATACTTGATAATGATAGTGGATAAGCGTATATTAGTCTACAGGTAAATCAAAGCAGGGAGAAAAATGCATACTGATAGAAAATTTATTGACACAAAAGAACTAGCCAAAAGGTGGGGTAGAAGCTCCAGGACTTTAGAGAATTGGCGTGGTAAACAAGTTGGCCCTACATATTACAAGATCGAAGGTAAAATCCTTTACGATTTAGAAGATGTAGAAAACTTTGAGACTGGTTCAAGGGTGTTATATAGTGCCTCACGCGATATTTAGTCCCTCATCATCTGACCGATGGTTTAACTGCCCGGCAAGTGCGTACCTGAATTATTCAGCAGAATACTCAGTTAATATCGCAGCAGCTACCGGGACATTGATCCATGAGATGTGTGAGATGTTATTAAAAGGCAGACTTAAAGATATTACTTTAGAAGAGTATTGGCTCGGTAAAGTTGTTGATATAGAAGATTTCCAAATAGAAGTAACTGAAGACATGGTGAAGTGTGCTGAAGTTTATGTGGAATACATCTTTAAAAGAAAAGAAGAGTTAAACGCTACCATGGTCATCGAAGAGAAAGTCTACATGGATGAAATCTCTGATAAGTGCTTCGGTACTGCTGACTGTATTTTGATAGCTGAAGATCGTATCTGCGTTATAGATCTTAAATCTGGTAAGTGGCCTGTTGAGGCTGTCAAGAACAAACAGCTTATGATTTATGGTGTTGGCGCATTTATAAGATATGGCAATGAAAACCCAGACATCACCATGGAGTTGACTATAGTTCAACCAAGAATTAAAAACGCTATTAAAACATTTGAAATTACTACGCCCAATTTATTAAGTTGGGCTACACAAGATTTGAAACAAGCAACTGATGCTTGTGACGAAGAAAACCCACAACGAGCTGCGGGAGACCATTGCAGATTTTGTGCTGCAAAGGCGGATTGTGATGAATATAAATCTAAGCTAGGAGATAAATATGGCTGAAGAAAAAAATGAACTAACCTTTACCTTTGATGAAGATGGTAAGGAATACAAAGTAGAAGACTTATCAGATGAAAATAAGATTCTATATAACAAAGTCACACTTGTTAATAAACAAAGACAGGATGTGATTGCTAACGCTAACTTTGAAGTTGAGAAGTTAGAGATACTTGGAAGGCACTACAGCAATGCTTTGAAAGAAGCTGTTGAGGGCGAAGACACTAAAGTTGAGGTGGTAGAATGAGTGTATTAGATAAAGTTTTATCTAAGGCAAAAATGAAGCCACCCATTATTTGCCTTTATGGTAAGGGTGGTATTGGTAAAACTACATTTGCATCTACCATGAACAGTCCAATCATTGTTCAGTGTGAGGATGGTATTGGTAAGATTGAATGTCCTCATACTGGCGTTGCAAAAACATATGGCGAGTTTGAAGAATATCTTTTGGCATTACTCAATGACCCACATGAATTTAAAACAGTGGTCGTGGACAGCTTGGATTGGTTAGAAAGATTAATTAATGACCATGTATGCAAAGAAAATGGATGGGCGGACATCTCTGCACCTAGCTTTGGAAAAGGCTATGGTGCTGCATTAGTGGTATGGAAAGACTACTTAGATATTCTTACCAGACTGCGTAATGAAAAAGGCATGACCATTTTGCAAATTGCACACAATGAAGTTAAGCGTTATGAAGATCCATCCAATGATCCACATGACAAGCATCAGATTAAACTCTATAGAAAAGCTGCTGACTTAGTTGTTGAACACGCTGACTGTGTGTTCTTTGCTAACTATAAAACTGGTGTTGTGCAAAAGAAAAATGCTAAAGGTGGTATGTCCACACAAGTATTGCAAGGCGATAGAAAAATTTACACTCAGGAAGCTCCTGGCTACCATGCCAAGAATAGATATGGTCTTCCTAGTGAAATGGATTTTGATTGGCCCACGATTCGTGAGGCGATGATAAAATGAGTCAGTTAGGAGAGGTTGAGGAAGCAAAATTATTAGTTGGAGATATGCGAAAAAAGTTAAATGCTTTTATCGAAAAAATAAATCCAGACGATAACTCATTGCCACTTGACGGATTACACAGATTCATAATTTTGGAAACGGATTGTGAGGACATGGTTGATTATTTATCTGACTATGATTCTTATGACCCAGGTTAATTTTAATAAAAGGGAAATAATATGACGGACTTAACGCAATACAACAATGGCAACGCTTTTGATGCCAATGAAACAGAATCTACTGGTAAAGGTTTAGAACCCGGTAGATACACGATGCACTTTGCTGGAGATGTAATCATCCATAGTAAAAATAATTGGGTGGCCCTAAAAATGTTTTTTGAAATTGATGGTTCTACCATCGTAATGAATACAACATTTACTTTAGGATCAGATAACCCCAAAGCTGTAGAGATAGGTGATATATCACTGAAGCTCTTACTGAAGGCTATGGGCGTTACATCCATGAAAAATACTGATGAGTTAGTAGGCAAATCAGTTTCAGGACAACTCATTAGAGACCCTGACAATGAGCGTTATCTCAAGATAGACCAAAACTACGGAAAGAATTGGCAACCTGTCGAAGAGGCTAAAGCACCTACACCTGCGGCTAAACCTGTAGAGGAAAATAAAGAAGACGATCTTGGCGACAAGATCCCTTTTTAATCCATTAGTATCGAAACCCTCGTTGTGTGCTTACTGTAAAGCACCAGCGAAGGGTTTTGTTTATGGTAAGGATGAAACATGGTTTGGTGCGTGTAGCATGGCTCATTTAAAGAAAGTGCGCGAGGGTGAGAGACTCAAGAATGTTGCACAGATGAGTGATGAGGGTTTAGACTACGCAATCAAACAAACTAAAGACACCTATCTCACGATAGCCAAGGACACAGGTTCTTATGTTATGCACGAATGGGATAGAGAAAAGAGAGAGTTGCTTTTTGGTAAAGCAATAAGGGAATACCTGAATTGGGCCAATGAACAAGCCGAGACAGGACAATTAGAGAGAACACTAAGAGATGGATCTGACTAAATATTATGGAGAGAAAGGGTTAGTCATAGATAAGAATTTTACTTTTGCCATTCAAGGCAACAGTACAGATGATTTAATGCGAGAGATGAACAACCAAGGTTTGGTTGTCAACCACTTAGATTTAACAGGCGCAGTCGTAAGAGTACCTGTTAGAGCAGCACCAAGCATCAAGCCTGATACCGGGAATCAAAAGTCTGGTTGGTATGTATGCAACGAGTTATCTGGTAATTACTTTGCAACCTATGGTAACTGGCGCACAGGCGAACAACACAAATGGTCTAGTATCAATACCAATGAATTAGCACCTGTAGACCGACAGGCTCTACAAAAACAAATGGAAGAAGCTGTTAAGCGGGCTGAAGTAGCGAAGAAAATTAGGCACGATGAAGTAGCTAAAGAAGTTCAAGAAAGGTACAAGAGCTGTCAACCTGTCATTTCGCATGAGTATCTAAAAAGTAAAAATGTTAAAAGCTATGGATTGAAACAGTTAAATGAAAGTTTAATTGTTCCAGTGCTATCTCCAACGACTGGAGAGTTGCGTAGTCTACAGTACATCGACAAGAAAGGACAGAAGCGATTTGTCAGTGCTAGTGAGATTAAAGGCAATATTTTTTTAATTGGTTGTGAGATAAGTCAACTTGCCACGCAAGAACAGTTGGTTGTGGTCGAAGGTTATGCAACTGCTGCCACAGTTTATGAGTCTACGAAGATAGCGACAGTTTGCGTATTTTCAGCGAACTTTACGCTGGAGGCTTTGGGTAATATTCGCAAGATATCTCAGGCTCGTTTATATATAGCCCTAGATAACGATGAGAGTGGCGTGGGCGAGAGGAAAGCTAAAGAGGTAGCATCTGCTATTCCTAACAGTTTTGTACGCATACCGAGTGCGAGAGGAGACTACAACGATATGGCCCAAGAACATGGGTTAGACCGGGTTAAATATGAAATACTAAATCAAGGTTTGGGGATCACTCAACACCCTATTCGCAGCTTGGTTAAAGAGCCACCACCGAAAGAATGGTTGGTAGATAATCTATTAGAGAAATCAAAACCTGCACTTTTGGCATCTATTGGTGGCGTGGGTAAATCTATGATGGCATTAGATCTTGCAATTAAGATTAGCCAGGGACAAGGCAACTGGTTTGACCATCCCATTACCAAAGGTGGTAATGTTGTCATTATCAGTGCCGAGGATGACTTGGTTGAGATGCACAGACGAATCAATGCGTTAGACCCACACAACAAACGCTTTGATGCGCCTTATGATGTCTATACTTACACAATACCAGATCAACCCAAGCCATTAACATTAATCAACGATACATCAGCTGGTATGGGCCTAACCGAACAAGC